GTCCTGATGCAATTGATGAAATTTATGAGCAAAAGCTATGTCACCTACTACATTAATAGCAATCACTTCTACACTTTTATTAGTCGAAACAATTGCTCTCATTTTTATTTCAAAATTTGCATATCAAAGTGCAATGACAATACTACGTATTCAAGATGCGGTTGAAGAGTCACTTGATGTTCTTGATAATAGATATGAGTCAATCACAAAAATATTGAAGATACCTCTTTTTTATGATTCTCCTGAAATCAAAAGGGCTGTCAATGATATTTCAAAATCAAGAGATGCTATACTTTACGTCGCAAATCAATTGACATCAATACAGGAGCAGGAAGAGGAAAATGACGGGAACAAAGAAAGTAATTAAGCGCTCCCCCGGCACAGGTGGGAAGATGTATTTTGATGCATCAGCACAAACAGCTATTGAAAAATTTCAGCTTACAACTGACCGAAAAGAAGCTGAGCAAATTTATTTAACAAAAATAATGCCTGCATTTGATAGGTTAGTAGAAAGTCTAATTTTTGTTTATGGGTTTTCATCTCCAAATGAACCAATAGATGTTATGAAGAATGATTGCATTAGTTTTTTGTATGAGACCTTACATAAATTTGATGCTACAAGAAACACAAAAGCCTTTTCATATTTCAACGTTGTAGCAAGAAATTGGTTAATCATAGCATCTAAAAATAGACAAAAAAAGCTTAAACGATTTGTGTCACTTGAAGATTTAAAAAACTTTGACACTCTTGATTCTGAGTTGTATCGTAACAATCAGGCAAATCCAACACCTGAAGAGCAGCTTGAAAATAATGATCAACGCGATTCTATTATGAAGGTCTTAAAAAAGATCAAACAACAAGTATCTCAGCCACATGAGCATGCGTGTATGGACGCTATTATAACAGTTTTTGATCAAATAGACGATTTGGATTTTCTTAATAAGCGAGCAGTGTTTGTTTATGTCAAGAATATATCTAATTTAAATCAAAAGCAAATGAGTGTTGCAATGTCGGTTATTAGAAGACATTATAGAAACATTTTGAAGCAAAATGGTGGGGTAATGAAATGAATGATGAAAACGATGTAATGAAAAAGAACAATGTCAAACGTGATCAATTTAATGAATTAATTGAATCAATTGAAAGCACAAGTGATAAAAAGAAGTTTTTATGGAAAGAAATTTATAACAACGCGCTATCAGATAGATCAAGTGCTGAAATTCTTTTTTTTGAACTTATATCATTGATGGATAAAAGCGTTGAAGCACACGAAAAATATGGAAATGTTCTTACAAAGTATATTGACAAAATGAATAAAAGCAATGAACAGCTGCTGGCACTTGCAAAATTGATATCAGAAGCTGAGTCACAAAGTGCTGTAACTGAAGATGACATATTCAATAGGATCGCGCAGTAATGTCATTTGTGTTTCTAAGAGGCGTTGTTGTCGATGTCATTGGCGGGTTGTCTGAAATTTCTTTACTAAGTCGCCAGCTTAGTACGTTTCAGTCAAAAATGAATGTCGAAAACTTAAAAGCTTTTCCAAGAAACACGATTGTTGTTAAAAAGCTAACGCAAGGAACTTCAAAAACATCATCAGACGAAATCATTTGCTATCCATTCTTTTCATCACACCTTTCTTTGCCAGTAAAGCCTGGTGAGCAAGTTTGGTTTGTGTATGAAAATCCTGAAAATCCTGGTCCAATAGCATTTTGGTTTTCAAAAGTTCATGAACCAGCTCATGTAGAAGATGCTAACTATTCATTTTTTACAAGATCATATAGAAATGCAACTGAAAAAGACAAGTCAACTGTTTCAAAATGGGACAAGCAAACAGGAAATTCAGCTGAAAAAGATGTTGATGAATTAAACGCTTTAGTCAGCCCAACAGATGATCCAACCGAGCTTTTAGATATTGTAAAATACACCAAAGGTATTCACAAATTTGAAGCAGTTCCAGCATATACTAAAAGAATGGGTGATCTTGTTCTCCAAGGATCAAACAACACGCTCATTATGCTTGGTGAAGAAAGAGGGCATTCATCAACAAATGCATCTTCAATTGTTACCAGCGCAAACAAATTAAACCAAGATGACAGAAGTTCTGCTATTGATATAGTTGTTGGACGTGGCAAAACTCCTTCAACATCATGCACGGAGATAAAAGGCCCGCTTGATATTAAAATGTCGGATAAAAAGGTAAGAAAAGTAACAGAAGGTGATGCCCACTTTCAATACGATTCAGCCAGAATTTATTTGACGTCAAAATCAAACAAATTTGCATCTCACAATCCCGACAATCTTCTTTCGTTGATAAATCCAAATAACAAAAATTACCCAAATGCAAACTATCTTCCAAGTGAAGGTTCATTTGCGGTAATGAAAGCTGACAATTTGCGACTTGTTGCTAGATCATCAGGTTTAATTAAAATTGTGAAAGAGCCTGATCCAGGTAAGACAAACGGTTCAGCTATTGTTATGCATGAAGATGGAACATTGCAATTGAATGGAAAGAAGATTTTGCTTTCAACATATTCTTCTGAAGATCAGTTACAATCTTACGTTTTGCATGATGGATTGCAAATATTTCTAACACAACTTTTGATTGAATTGCAAGCATTTTGCGTAGCAGCTGCTCCATTAATTCCAAATACTTTGGCAGCAAGTTTAACATCGACAATAGCAAAATTGCAAACTAAACAGGCAGGTATTAACTCAACAGTGATTTTTGGTCAGTAAAAATCTCTCTATTGCTTACTTAGTATAGGAGATGATTCTAGTGTCTCAAGCGAAATCATATAGTTTTAATAGCGTTGGAAACAAAAAATCAACGTATGATCAAAACGAACAATTAAAAAAGAAGACACCTCCGATTGGAATTAAAACTCCAGTCGAACTCGGTTCATCTGATGATGGCATTTTTAAGATGAATTATGAGTTGAAAGATCAAATTCGCGACAACCTTTCTAATTTGATTCTTACGAATTATAATGAAAGATTGAACTTTCCTGATTTTGGAGCAAACCTTAAACCACTTCTTCATGAGTTAGCAACAGAAGATGGAGATACTGAGGCAATGCGAAGAATTCAGCAAGCAGTTGCAAAGTACTTACCTTATGTCTCGTTGGAAAATTTTATTATGTCACCTGAAGATGCTGGAACATCAGCCACATCACAGATTAAAATGACAATAACATATTCAATACCAACTGCGAATGTGACAAATCAGTCGCTTTCAATAACATTCAACTTCACAGGGTGATGAATGGCCGGTGATCAACAGATAAAAAATTCACGTAATCGCTCATATGTTGCAAAAGATTTTGATGCAACTCGTGCTGAGCTGCTAACATATGCTAGAACATATTTTGGCGATAAAATTCAAGATTTTTCAGAGGCAAGTCTTGGTGGCCTGCTGCTAGACTTAGCTGCATCAGTGTCAGATAATATGTTTTTTTATCTTGATCATCAATTTAAAGAATTGTCATGGTCAACAGCAATTGAAAATTCAAATATTACAAGAATGATTCGTGAGGCAGGAGTCAAAACTGGCGGCGCAGCTCCAGCAGTTGCAACAGTTTCAATTTTTGTTGAAGTTCCTTCAAAGCTTGTAGATGATGAATATGTTCCTGATGAATCAACACTACCATCTATTCGTCAAAATTCACAACTTAATTCTAGAAGTGGTGTGATTTTTTCCATAGCTGAAGATGTAGATTTTTCTGAAAAAACAAGGCTTGGTATTTTAAAGTCTCAATACGTTGTTGGAAATGTTGATGCATTCGGAAATCCTTCAACTTTTATTCTAAAAAGAGATGTGAAGTGTATATCAGGTCAAGTTGTAACAGACAACTTTGCAATCACTTCAAATCCTTCACCTTTTACGTCAATTTCTCTTTCAAATATCGATGTAAATGAAATTATGAAAGTTGAAGACAGCGAAGGGTATGAGTATTATGAAGTTCAGTCACTTTCGCAGGACACAGTTTTTAAGACATTTCCAAATATGTCTTCAGACTCTGAAGAAGTCCCACGTTCAATATCAGTAATTCCTGCTCCAAGAAGATTTATTAGAATTACAGATCCTCTTACTAGAATAACAACCATTCAGTTTGGGTCTGGTAATGCTTCAACAACAGATGAT